TTGCCGAAGGAGATCCCAGCACCCCCTGAAGCTGACGCTGCAGGGACGTCACCAGTGGCCAGTAAACGAGAACGAGGTTTGTCCATAAACGAGAACGAGAAACGAGATCCTGCTGCTGGTCCCCAGGCCACTGATCAAACAAAGAGGGAAAAGATCAGTGGCCAGGGCACGAGAACGAGAGCTACGCTGCAGCAGGAGGAGATCCCAGCTCCTGAAGGATGCGCTGCTGGACCGTTGGCCATTGTAACGGGAACGAGAACGAGGCAAACGGGACGAGGGAACGAGCATCAGTGAACACGGACACCGGTCTGTACAGTTTAAGAGACTTCTGCAAGAGGGTCTCTTTCAAGATAATTACTTTACCACCTGCACGAATATACTTATTGATCCAAACAATTTGCCACTTATTTAGCTTGGGATAACTTAGTGAATCTGATTTTAATTCTATCCAAAATACTTCATTGCTCAATACTGCATGTATGTCTGGAATACCATTAATTGTGCTAGATTCTACGCGGGTTAGAAAGCAATCAGTCAGTCCTTGTTTAACCTTTTGCCATAGTCTAGTTTCCCCATTTTTATTGGACATGATTAAGTAAGTTTAATAACCCTCATTGATACAATAACTGAAGTTGGAATAATAACTGTGCTACCAATATCATCAAAGGTAGGTTTACTTTTGGATTCAATGTAGTCTCTAAATAGTCTTGTAACACCATTTTTTTGATCAAGTAAATAACCTTTTGAAACGCAAACAGGTAGTTTTTCTTTTTGCAATATAGATAAACTACTCCAACCGCTGTCATCCTCGATATCAACCCATTTAACTTCTACAAATGAATAGTCTTCAATTTTATTGCTTAAATGTTTAATTGTTTTTAATTTTTTAATTTTTTTATTCATCAATCGTTACCTTAATCTTACCTACTGAAACAGTTATGGTAGAATTATGCACTTGATTGAAAGCATCTAACCAGTCAGACCAACTAGCTTTCTTCAATTGCTGTAACGTCTGAGGACTCAACTTCGATCGTTTTGGCGTTGAAGCCATCGATCTTGTTTGATAGTTCCTCGAGCTTTTTTTCAAGTTGCTCACGTGACATACCCTCCAAACCACTAACAGTTACTTCTTTACGATCAACATAAGCTCCAGCTAATTGACCAGATCTATATTCAGCGTTGATGGCGGCAGCAAATTGTTTTTCCTTCTCCGCCTTGTCAGCAATTCTTTCTAACCTTTTATATCTTCTAAGGTTGTCACTTGTGTATTTTTTTACTTCTCTTGCAAATAATTTATCAAAATAATTCGCTATATGTGGACTATGTTTTCTAGATAACATTCTAGATGCAACAGATCCATAATCTTTTTCATTTGTACAAACATAACCTGCACGCTTTAAAGCTTCAGCTTGTGTGATATTACCCCAATCCTGTACGTAGATTTCAACAAACATTTTTTGTTTAGGAGTTAAATCTAATTCGGTTCTATCAGATTTCTTTTTTAATCCACCAGGCATTATCTTCCTTTTGGTTTGTTATAAAAGTCAGATGGTTTTTTACCACCACGAAAGGCTTTTCTTTTTATCTCGCTTTTAATATCAGCTTTAGCTGTTTCTTTAGATACATTTGACTCTTTCATAATATCTTTTGTCTTTTTTCCACCAGCTTTAAAATAATTTTTACCAGTAGTAAACAAATGAGAACCTAGTGCTCCCAAAGCTTTAAATCTTTTATACATAATTTCTATTATATAGATTATTTCATCGTAAAGTAATAGCCCCAAAAAGTTTCGATAACGTTCCCGCAAGAGTGGTGTCCCTAAGGGACACCACAGGGACACCACAGGGACAGTACTAAATTGATTAGAAGTGTTGATATAATTGAATAATAGTCTACAGGGACACCAGGGACACCTCTTTTACCCCCTGGGGTACTTTTTATTAGTCAGGGGTCTAGATAATCTATATAGTAGATATTTTTCCGTTGTCCGGTATCCGGTATTGTGGTACATTTATCATGTGTTCATTCACATTTACTATTGGTTAATTACTTCTGAGGGTTTTTTTATGGATTGCTCCTTATGTTTACCCTCAGGAGTTAAATTTATTCGCCCACCATGACTAATTTTCAAGTCTTTTTAGATTTTCTTTTAAAATTAATTTCTTAATAATTCTTCTTTCTTCTTTACTACCTGCTGCTCGATACCGTTTATATAAATCTCTATAACTAATCCATGATCTTTGTAGTTTAGTAAAATGTATTTTTCCTACATTAACTAACTTTAAATACTCTCCACGTACAAATTCTGGATCTAAATCAGCACCCCAACATACATCCTTAAAATCTTCAGAATTATTAATAAACCACTTATGTGAATCATGCTTATGGTATGTTTCTTTTTTAAAACCTGACACATTGGTAGCATCCTCTAAGGCCTGTACCAGGATAGCTTGAAACAATCGCTGTTCAGCAAATGCTTTGGGTTTTGTAATCTCCAGGCTCAATTTAATGCCCAAAAATTTTAGTAAGCTCGGAGCACAAGTCATAGGCCTTTTTTTTATCCATTAAAAATGTTTTAGATGATTTTTTTCTGGCTCTACGACTGTTAATGTAAACTCTAAAATAGAGATTCCACATGCGTTCAATATAATGCATCTTGTCCTCACCGGTCATGATGTCCAACAATATAATTGAATCTTTAAGTAATCCCTTAGGTTTTTTTACACTCATCTGCATAACCACGATGTGGGAAAAGATATGGATTGGGAAAATCTACACCGTGGTTAAGCATTTTTCACAACCAGTTTTAAGCCTTTTGCCTTAGCAACTGCTTTTCTACCTGATTGCCATCTATCCTCGATTTTATCAAGAAAAGAAAGACTGAAATTTCCTAAACCAAAGTCATTTCCACAATACAACTGAAACATTAAACTTGTTAACTCATCATACGTTTTTTTATTTGGACACACCATCACTAGCTTGTCCAACGCATGGTTTAATGCTTCTTCGCTACCTTTTTTCATAGCCTTACCCACAAATTATCCTTTTATAAAGTTAAATTTGAGTTTCGTTGTTCGGTGAAAATAAAGTGTTTTGAAAGCCCCACTTATTTCATTTAGGCTTAGGAATACTATTTAATTAATAACTATTTTGATTTTGATTGCAAGTAAAAAAAAGGGCCAGTCTCCCGGCCCTAATCCAACACCTACAATGTGATCTACTAAGTGTCTGTTACTTACTTCAAGAGTTTCTTTCCTTGGTTAAGTAAATTCTCTTTCATTTTAGGTTCAGCAACACCTTCTTTCTTAGCAATCTTTTTTATAGAGTCACTAACCATTTTTTTAATCATGTTACCAGGGTTCCTAAGGCCATTCTCACCCATAGCCCTTATAATTGTGTATGATTCGATATCAACAGCAATTGATTTCCATTTGTTTACGTCCATTATTTCTCCTATTTGTCTTGATATTCTTTAGTTTTATAAAATTCAACTAAATTTATTTTATTTTTTTGAGTTAGCCCTGCATTATATATACGTTCAATAATTGCAATGTAATCAGCAGTAGACGTTCCCGTTAAGAACCACGAAGATTTACTTTTGCAAGCAGTTTTAAATCTTCGGTGATCAAATCTAGGATGTTTGTCAGCCACAATATAAGACACCACCATGGAACGTTTAAATCTTTTATTCTTTGTAGATTCCATACCATAGAAATATTTTTTAAGTTGCATCAATTGTGATCCAATACGATCAGCATGTTCTATGCCTCCTGCAGGAATTACAAAACGTCCTGTTTTAAAATCATTACTGATTCTTGACCACAGTGAAGTTTGTTTTAACAAAAGCACTATCATTTCAGAAACATTAATTCCATACTGTTGCATTTTGTTTCTTACAATTCTGTAATCCATTTTATTTCTAGCGCAGTGCTGATCTAAATAATTTTCCATAGACCAATTCTTACGTCCTGTGTTTAGACGTGCTACATCTAAAGGATCATCAGAGTCCATAATAATATATGGAATTTTTAGATCTAATTGTTTTCTGGCTTCCAGTGTATGTTGGCCATCAACAACTTCCATATTTTTATTTACACGAATAGGATCGTAGAGATCTTTTTCTTCAATCAACTTTTTTAGTTGTTGCACATGTGCTTCATCTACAGGTCTGTTACCTCTAGTTTTTTTGAATTTACTGTAATCAGTAGTTTCAAAAAATTTATTATTTATTGCTTTATTCATCTTTTCCTCCTTGGTTATTTAACGTTTATTTCTTTATCTCTTCTACCAGGTATCCATGCACGCACCATTGGTGGATCTGTTAAACCATCCATAGCATCAATGTACACAGTTAATTCACCTGCATTTGTTTTCATTTTCACATAACAAGTACCCTTATTTCTAATATCGAAATGAATACCTTTTGCGTATCTATCTTCAAATTTACATTTTTTTCTTATTTGAAGTTCTTCTTTATCTCTGTGTTTAGTCATATCTTTTCCTCCTTGGTTAATTTAAAATAAAATATCCCAATGCAGCAAAGATTAATAATAAAACTTTTGCAGGGATTATTGTTATTAATGCAATAAACATCATACTAAATATCAGGTCTTTCATCGGCACCTCTCTGTTGATCTTGCACTAGTTTATTTGCAATGGTTTCGTTAATTGGATATATGGGCATATCTTCAAAGTTCATTGAACACTGCTGCAACATCTTCATAACTTCTTGGTAAGCATCGTCTTGATACTCAAGCGGTTCACCACTTATGTCAGTTTTCGGTAGCCGTGATAAAATGTTATTTACCTTTTCGCTCCAATCCTTAAACACTTGTGAATCGCATTTTGTTGTAGTTGCCATAAGGCCTCCTCTTTGTTATTATTGTTATGTATCTTTATATAAACATTTTAATGGGATATGCAAGTAAATAATAAGCTAGGATAATATAGGATATTATGACAAAATTTATATTAGTAATGTATATGTGCAGTATGATAAGTGGTGAATGTCCTAATCACCATATTCCTGGTTTTTCATTTAATTCACATTATGAATGTGTAGAATATGGTTATCGAGTAGCTCACGGCACATTTAAATCATTAGAAGATACTGAGCAATTTGATAGAGAATACATAGAAAATAACAAAATAGTTGTTAAATTTGAATGTAGACAAATAGAAGTTCCTAAACCAAAAATGCCAAAAATTAAGCCTAAAGTAAGCACATAGTTGCAATTTAGTCTTATTTTGATATATAATAGCACATGAAGCTTTATCGCATCCAAGTAAACTATAAGAATATATATATTGATGAGACGCTTGAGGGTAAGAATGATAAAGCAGTCCTTGAAGATTTTTCAAATAAGGTTGCTTCAGGGAACATAACAGGGAACGAAGGGCCTGGATTTCATGACCCGGATCTTTTGCTCCTAACCTTAGAAGAGGTTGACCGAGATGCAACTACAAAAGTTAATATCGGAGAAACTTCAGTTGGAGTCCAAATGGGCCAACCAAGCATTGGTTCAGGGTAGAGTAACTCCTGATATGAAGTGGATCGATATCAAGATCAAAGAGATCAGAGTTAAGATCAATGATCAAAGTGTTGAAGACGCACAAAAAGGTCTTTTAGATATAGCTAGTTAACCTAGCTAAAAAAAACAATTTTTTTCCTAAGGATACTGCGCTCTAAATTAAACCAAAAAGCATTCAGTGTCGCATCTAGAATTAAACCCCTGGTGTGGTGACCGCTCTATTATTCAATAAAATAAAAAATCAAAAATTTGCTCATGATATAATAGTAAAATAAAAAAAATAAGGAGAGCAAAATGTTTGAATGGAAACACCCAAATTATTATAAAGAACTTAATAAGTTAAGGGAAGAAACAGAAGAGGAATTAAAAAAAGAGGAGGAACAACAAAAAGAAACTAAGGAAGAGATTATTCTTTAGCTTCGCCCCAAGATTTACCAAGTGCAATATCTACTTTTGATGGGACTTTTAAAGTATCGATGGCATTCTCCATTAGTTCTTTTACTGCAGTAATATCAGATTCTTCGTTGATTGAAAAACAAAGTTCATCATGAATTTGTAATAAAGGTTTAAAACCTGCCTTGTAGCAATTAATCATAGCTTGTTTTGTTTGGTCTGCAGCAGATCCTTGTATCAATCTGTTTAAAGCCTTGTAAGTAAAAGCCCTCCTGATGTTATTACCATAGATTGCCTTAGCCTCCTC